CTCCCCCAACCAACTTGACCTTCGATATTGCAGTCGTCGAAGAAACAAGTTCACTACTATTATGATTCAATCTTCTGTATCTAATAGTAGTGAACTTGTTTCTTCGACGACTGCAATATCGAAGGTCAAGTTGGTTGGGGGAGTGACAATTGTTTCTTCTCTGGCCGCGGTGGCTGTAAGGCGCCACACATTTTTCGCCTTCACCGGTGCTTTAAGGGGCACACCCACTCGTTTCAAGTTGCTCAAGAAACCAGTGTTAATTACCTTACTAGTCGGTGCTGCTTTGTATGTTACTTGGCGTGTGTTTGACAATTCGGAGTCAACCAACGTCGTTGTACAAATGATTAAATCGCAGATCATCGATAAGCTGAAACACAGGCCTGCGTTAGCGCAAACACATCTTGCTTCTACTTTTAGTGATTTGCCTCTTAACCAGTTTAAGCCTGTACTCCACCATGCTCATGCGTTATCCGCAGCCGATCGTTCAGGCGCTTCTGCCTTTTTTACACGATTCGGTTCGTCTCTAGGTCTTTCACCTTATTTTTATGAGATGTCTAATGCTGACTTACGCCATGGTAGAGATGGGAGCCGTTCTTATTATTGGGCTAAGGACGTGGCCGTTGCTCCTAAAGCGTTGGCTATACCAGCCAATCCCCTTGTTGTTATGGTAGATGTTGATGAGTATGTCAACATGCCTAATTTTCTTTGTTCTCATTTTTGTCCTACTTTGATATACACTGTACAGCCTGATCAAGTTGCTAAAACTACATCTAATTACAGTTATACTTTTGACAAGAATAATAACTTAGTCTACCGAACAACAGGAAGCGGTTTGTACACTCATCCAGTATGGAATTACAGCGTTGACCATGTAACGGTCAGCAAATACTGCTTAGGTGTACCTTACCGGACGTGTATCTATCGTGTAGAACGTCGTGCCACATCGCCTGATCATGAAATGGTATTTTTTATTCCGTTAGGCATGTGGCGTGGATTGGGATCCATCCTGCTCAGATGGTGGTTACAATCTCGTGATTTGTCGCGATACTCAGTTGTTACTCCTGAAGGGTATTCGCGATTACAAACCTGTTCGGACGCTGGTGTGTTTGTTTCCACCGGACGGCCAGATTCGTATGTCCAAGCTAAAGTACTGTCTGAAATAGACGGTACCTTGGGTATAATTTCACGAACCAGTAAATATCCCTTAACCATGACTCAGGTCCTCTCTTTTGTTGAAGGGGAACGTATCTCTGCTGCCCCTTTATTGGAGTATCATAGAAACGTTTCCTGTCTTAGTGAGAAGCCTGACGTGGTTTGTCCACTACCCGTAGCAGTTCGTACTTATCAGTTTGATCCGTGTTCTGATCAAGACGATGCTAAGCCGTCCATGCAAGCCTTCATGAATCCCTTTATTAATGATGCCTTCGCACCAGCGCAAAGTATTGCCAACACTATTGCGTGTGTTGAAGGTAGAATAGAGAAAGTGCAACCAAGAGATTTGCCGTTGACACCTTTCCTGGATTTGGTAATGAGAGAGTTTGCTGCGCAGCTTATCCCAGATGACCGTGTTCATACATACGATCCTGTGGATATGGAAGAAGTATACGACCGCCAGGGACGTCCCACCCAACGGCGTATTCTTGAAGATGCTGAAGGTTGCGCTCCGCAGCGCAACATAATCATGATGTTAAAGAAAGAGGCCTATTCTAATGTCAAGGATCCTCGACCCATTTCCATGATTAATGGTCCAGACAAGCGCGATTATAGTACCTTCCTATATGCGCTTGAAGATATTATGAAACGTCAACCTTGGTACGCTTTTGGTCGTACCCCTCAAGATATAGCTATTGCTGTTACTCAAGTTTTGGAGAACGCAAATGTTGCTTTAAATTCTGATTATAATAGGTTTGATGGTCATGGTTCAAATATCATGCGGGATTTAGAACGGGTTATACTTATGCGCGCTTTTCGTGTGTGTTATCATGAACAGTTGTTGGACCTTCATCGCGCACAATATAACTTGAGAGCCTTTACACGAGATGACATCTACTACGATTCGAAATTTATTCGTGGTTCGGGGTCACCAGAAACCTCTCTTTTCAACTCTTTCGTCAATGCTTTTATTGCTTTTCTAGCGTTACGAATGTCTTACTATCATGGCAAGTTTTTGGATGCCAAAACTGCTTACTTCCGCCTTGGGTTATACGGAGGTGATGATGGGTTAACCTGTGATGTGAATCCAGATACCTATTGCCGCGCCGCTAGTAGCGTAGGGCAGAAATTAGTAGTTGAACCCGTTCAAAGAGGTAACTTTGGTATTAAATTTTTAGCCAGGGTTTACTCCAAAAATGTGTGGTTTGGTGATGTTAACAGCTGTTGCGATTTACCTCGTCAGCTGTCTAAGTTACATGTCACTGTTTCGTTAGGACCACATGTTACTCCGATTATGAAACTACTTGAAAAAGTTCGTAGTTTCATTCTTACGGATAAGAACACTCCTATTCTTGGTGAGTTCTGTGAAGCTGTAATGCTCATACATCAATCCGTTATTGTTAAAGATGATGCCACCGCTCCTATGCGATCGTGGCTGTCCCATGTTGATGTGGACAAGCAATACGTTAATGATGGAGCCGAATGGATGTTTGATTATGTAGCTCAAGTGTTACCCGATTTCGATTATAAAAAATTTAAAGTTTGGGTAGCCTCTGCTAATAGCTATGACAAATTATTGTCACCGCCATTGTTCCAGGAGCCAACAGCTGCCACTTCAGCTGTTCCTGTGGTCGTAGATGACACTGTTGTACCTTTGGGGGCACGGTTCTTACCAAAACCCGCTCGCCCTGCTAAAGTGTACAAGTCAATGCGACGAAATGAATGGAAAGCCAAATCAGCACCGCCCACTGTACCAGTTATTGTCAATTTTCCGTGTGACAAACCTCCTGAAACCTTTGCTCAGGCCAGGGAGCGTAAAATGGCCAAAGGTACGTGGGTAGAAAAATCTAAGCCTAAAACGGCACCTAGTGATTCATCAGTTAGCACTTTTCCAAAGGTATCTGGTGACGCTTGGCGTCAAAGCATTCCCGAGGTGTCGCCTTGGGGTAAAGTCCAGCGAATTACTTAGACGCTGGCCAGTGTTAGGCCATATTTGGGTGGCCTATATCCGAGTTTTCAGCCTCGGTAAACACTGAACGTCTTCACATCTTTCTTTTCCGTTTTATTTCTTCTTTTATGCCTAAACCTAAAACAAAACGTCAGGGTAAACGACCCATGCCTCGTCCTAAACCTAGGAAACCTCTCCCGCCTAGAACCTCTCAACGCCGCTCCAACGGTGGATTTACTTCTAAAATTGGTGAGGGTATAGGTTCTGCTTTGGGAGGTTACATGCTGCCTGGCCTTGGTGGGCCTTTAGGTGGCGCTCTCGGTAGTGGACTTGGTGGTCTCATTGGTAAGGTAACCGGTTGGGGTGATTATAAAGTTAAGTATAACTCTATTACTAAAGCCTCCCCGGTTGTTGAGTTTGGAATCAATTGTATTCGTGTTCGACACAAGGAATACCTTGGTGATATCAGCTCAACTACTAACTTTACCACTACTTCTTATGCCCTAAATCCTGGTCTTAGTACTGTTTTTCCATGGCTAGCTAATGTAGCCGCTAATTACCAGGAATATGTCTGGAATGGGTTGTTGGTTTCATTCGTCTCTACTTCTGCAGACGCTCTGAATTCCACCAACACTGCCCTTGGCAAGATTGGTCTTTCAACCAACTATGACCCTGCGGCTGCACCATTTTCCAGTTTTACATCTATACTGCAAACTGAGTTTGCTAATTATGGGAAACCATCTGAACACCTTATGCATGCTATTGAATGTGCACCTAAGTTGCGTCCTACTAATGTGTCCTATGTTCGTACTGGAGCCGTGCCCACTGGGGCAGACATCCATATGTATGATTTAGGATTCACACAGTTAAGCACCCAGGGTTCACAAGCTGTTGCTAATGTTGGTGGTCTTTGGGTTACCTATGATGTCACTCTTTGCAAACCAGTTATTGCGTTACCAACTTCTACCGCTGACAACTTTACTCAAACTTCAGTTGTAGCGGCTCAGAATCCCATTTTTACTGGGCTTAATTTATCTGGCCGGCCCATTGGTGGCCAGTTTGTTGGTAATGTTTATACTTTTCCTGCAGGACTTAACAATGGTACTTACCGTGTTACTGTCGTTAATACAGCACCTAGTGGCACACCTTCCTATACTCAGAACATAGGGACCCTAGTTAATTGTGCTGTTACTAACGCCTATAACATGGGAAGTAGCCTTCGTATAACTACTAGTACCGCATCTACTGCAGATCTAATTTGCTTAGGCGACATTAGAATCTCTGCTTCTGTTGCAACTTTTACTATTACTGCAACTCAGAGTACTGGTAATCTTACTATGTTATTTGATGTCAGGTATTTAGGTCCTTAATTTATTCTTTATTTTATTTATCTTTTGTGAAGATGAAATTCCCATTCAGGAATGTCACCTTTTTAATTCGCGACGTAATTGTTGTGGAGTGTATTTAGCAGATATTGTTGATACTTAGCGAGAAACATTACTTTGATATGTGACAGAACAGTTTGCCAACTGTTTGCTTGTTCACTAGGCAGTACGTGTGTTCAGTAGCTTTGTTGCCCTCAGTATTCCTATGCTTTTTACATTTAATTGATTCTTGACTCTTTAATTCCTGTTTGAGTTTTTCTTGATTGCTTGTTAATGTCTTTTTAATAACAAGCCGCCGTTTCCGATTGTCATCTTTTAGCATTTTTCTGGTAAAATTGCATGAATGTAACCATTAGGC